ACCCCTACAGTATATGGGTACAGTTTCTTTAACAAAGAATCTATTATTGATAAAACAATGATCAGCTTTTCTATGTGGAGAAACAATCTAAAGATCTCAATCTCTCCAGTAATTGAATCTGAAAATGGGGAAACTCGTTATGACACTAAAAACGGCATCTCTGTTTATTTGACACCTCAAAAAGCTAAAATGTTTGAAGCATTGATTAACCAATTCTTACAAGCATCTAAAGAAGAACAACAAGCTTTAACCCAAGGTAATATTGGTGTTGCTTCTGGTAATAATCTTATTACAGTAGAAGATCCAGAAGTAGTATATGGCAAGCCAGAAGCTGGTATCGTTATCAGCATTAAGAAACTTAATGAAAATGGTCAAATCGAACAAGCATACAGTTATGAAACTCGTAAAGGTTTCTACAATGCTATCGTAGGTTTCGATCCTAAAACAGCTGGTTATACACAAGACTTCGATCATTTTAATACTCTTGAATTAGAAATGATTTCCTTACAATTGCGTGAGTACTATACAGCTATGAGTAACGCACAAGCATACTCCAATATTTCTCATACTCAACCATACTTGAATAAAATTGCTGCTAAACTTGGTGTGGATTTAGATTCTAACTACAATGGTGGTTATAAAAATAAATCTTACTTCAATAATGGCGGTGGTAATAACCAAGCTACTCATACAAGTGCAGGAACTACGGAATCTATTCAAAGTTCTGAATTAGATTCTATCATGGGTTCTATGCAATAATATGATAATCAAATAAAGAAACGACTCAACTGTCGTTTCTTTTTTTTTCTTTTTGAGGAAGATATATGATTGATAAAAAGGATAAGGATGCAAAAAAGTTAATGGTAGACTTTGATATGCTTTATGATATCGATATGGCATGTGTGCTTTACCTTATCGATAATTATGGTAAATCCGCTTACTTCAATGATTGGGTTTACTGTAGTAATATGTATCATATCAAATACCTTACTCTTACAAGAACTGAAAAGAACCCTCTTTCTATCATATTCAAACCAGAGTATCTAAATAGAATTGATGGTATATATGAAGAACTTCTTAACAATAAATATGAAGAAGTTATTAAGTATGCTGGACTTACAGATATCTTAAGTGTACTAAAAGGTACTGAAGAATCTACCAGCTCAATCAAGGTGACAGTGAACTGCAAAAATTTAACAGATCAACTTCAAATTGAGGCATTCCCTCATACCCGTAAGTGGAACACAGTTATTGAACTGGATGATGTATCTGGATTTGATGCCATATTCGTTCACGATATAGATAGTATTACAAATTACAAAGGAGTATCTGGTAAAGCAATATATCTATATGATTATGCATTAAATTATGAAGATTTCTTCGAAAAGAAATATCATCCATTTGCAGTTCTCTTATCTAAAACCAATGCAATAAAATATATATCTCCTTATTCTAATTTTGAATTTCCAGAATAAGGTTAACGTAAAGGAGAGTATTTAAATGAAATTAGTAAGCAACGTAGTATCTGAAAAACAATTGAGAGAAGCACAATTGCGTGCTCTTAATTTGTTTGCTAATACTATCCAAGGCACTTATGGTCCTATGGGTGGTTATACAGCTTATTCTTATAGAGATGGAGCTAAAGGCTCTAAAGCTATCATGTCTAACTATACAAAAGATGGCTTTACAGTATTAAAGAATATCGACTTGGATAAACCAATCGAAGATATTCTTAAAGATGATATCCGTACTATTTGTACTCAAGTAATTAAATCCATTGGTGATGGTACTACTTCTGCAGTTATTATGTCGTACTTGATCTTCAAAGGTCTATTGGAATTACAAGAACAAGGTTTCCCTAAACGTAAACTAGTAGATGCTTTGAAAGATATCATTAAAGAAGGTATCCAAGAAATTGAAGCTGCTGGTCATGAAGCCAATCTTACAGATATCTATAATATCGCTTATACTTCTTTAAATGGCAATGATGAAATTGCTCGTTTGATCACAGATATCTATAAAGAAAATGGTATGGATGTATTTATTGATGTATCTGCATCCAACACTCCAGAAACTAAAATAAAAACATATAATGGTATGACTTATGATGCCGGTTTCATTGATCCTTGCTTTGCAAACAATGAAAAAGATTCTACTTGTACTTTAGCACATCCTAACGTGTATGTATTTGAATCTCCAATCGACACTCCTGATATGGTAGAAAACTTCAAAATGATTGTTACTAAATCTTATTTTGAACCTCTACAAAAATTGAACGAATTAGCTAACAAAGGTAAACAAATCAAAGAAGAAGATATGCCAACTCCTACTTTGATCGTGTGTCCTACTATCTCTCGTGATGCTAATAGCTTCATTGATCAAATCATGGTACATCTTACAAATACTCCAGCTGAACAACGTGGATATTTTTGTGTAGTTGCTAATATTGATAATGAAAACCAATACTTGATGGATATTATGAAACTCACTGGTGCTAAGTTCATTAAGAAATACATTGATCCAGAAACTTATAACCAAGATAAAGCTAAAGACTTGGCTATGACTCCATTCAATGTAAAAACATTTGCTGGTCAAGCTGAACAAGTTATTGTAGATTCTACTTCTACTAAAATCATCAATCCTAAAAACATGTATGATGGTAAAGGTGAATATACTGAATTCTTCAAAAACTACCTTGGTAACTTAGAAGCTACATTGAAGAAATACGAAGAAACTCGTCAAGAACTTGTTAAGATTGGTAACTTAAAACGTCGTATCAATATCTTAAAAGCTAATATGGTAGATCTTTATGTAGGTGGTATTGGTACATCTGATCGTATGCCTTTATCTGATGCTATCGAAGATGCTGTATTGAACTGCCGTTCTGCTGCTAAAGATGGTGTTGGTAATGCTGCTAACTTTGAAGGGTTCCGTGCATTCTCTAAATTAGAAAAGAAATACTATGATCTAACTCAAGGTGATGAAAAGGATATTAATTTAGCAGTAGCCACTTTATTATGCCGTTCTTATTTGAAACTTTGCTCTTTGATCTATGTACCATATTTTGATGATGATACTGATAAAGCTATTCTTACAGTTGGTCAAGGTCTTACTAAGGGTGCTCCATTCAATATTCTTTCTGAAGACTTTGATGGTAAAGTATTAACTTCTATCAAAACAGAACCTGCTATTCTAGATTCCATTTCTAGAATTATCACATTACTCTTCCAAACAAATCAATTCTTAGTTCCAGATGCTAGATTCAATATCTACAATATGGAAGAAGAAACTAAAGAAGAGTATATCGGTGTGACAATGACTGATATCTAATAAAAAAAATAAAGAGGGAGTAGAGCATTATGCTCTACTCCTTATCTTTTTATATACTATCACCAATGAATCTAGTTCTAAATCCAAATACCATGGTATAAAATGACTTAACAGTGCAAGGTTCAGAAGTAATTATTTCAAATAGTTTATCTAGATCAGCAGTCTTAATGAAATACATAGGGCCTCCTCTATTTGAAGTATTCTTTACCTTGGCACCTGGGAATGTAGAAGTGATATAAGCTGGATAAGATTTCTTATAGTAAGATAGTTTCTTATATGCTTCGCTAAGTCTTACATCGCCTCTGAACATATCTAAGCGTTTGCTTAATGTGGAGACGTTTACAAAGTCATATCCTTTACAACGTTTCTTTAATTCATGAAATAAGTTTTCAACTTTGTCTTCAATTTCATGAATTTTCTTTTCTGCTATTCTAAGCATTTCAGCATAATTCAATTCATTTTGAACTTCCTTTTTAACTTCAATTTCAAGATCTAACCAAAATCTATCTAAGCCAATCTTTCTTGGAGACATTAATCCATTAACAACTTTTTCGAAGAATAGGTTAGGATATTTAAATTCGTCTTTAGCTATTACATATAAACCCATATAAAGAAGATCTGCTTCACCATATAATGGTATAATGTTTTCTTCAATCCATTTATTATCATACCCATGGAATTTATATGTTTCTAAACAAGACTTACTAGGACAATAGTCTATCACTGGCATTTCTGTAACAGATGGTTCTGCTGCTTTGATTTCTTGCCCTTCTTCATAGCCATATAGCTTTAACATGAAATCAATACCATTTCTAAATAACTTTAAGTTATCTAAAAGCTTTTCATCAAATGATACCAGAGTACCATTCAAAGAAATATTTCCAAAGTTTAAATTTATTTTTTCTGAGATATTTTCCATTTTGTTTCTCCTTATTTAGATGCATCCGCATAGGATTCAGTTACAACAGATCTTGTAGATAGATGCATGATATCCTTTACGTTATCCTTAGTCAAATATGTATCGGTATCAATCCCTAAATGTTCTGCAGCTTTCTTAACCCAAGAGATAGATCTATCACACAATACTGCAACTTCTTGATGAGTATACATTTTATCTCTCAATGTATAAGATTTTTCAATGATTTCATCAAGCATATTATTTACATATTTAACAACTGTAGATACTTTATCTTTAGAAGATGCAAATGCGCAATAGTAATTTTGATTATCAGCATCATATACTACTAATGCCTCTCTGCATAGATTTACATCTTCACGAACAAAGTTTTTAGAATAACGATTATCAAATGAAGTAGAAGCTACATCAATAAAGTTATTGAATAGACGTTTCTTTTCTTCAAAGTTATAATTGTTATCCTTGATATAATCAGAATATGCTTCCCACGCATTCTTAATATTGATATTAAAACCATTTACAAAATACCATGGATACTTGCAATTATTCATGATATATGCTAGTGTGGGTTTCGCTTCAAAGTATTTTGCTTTTAAAGTATTTTTGCTAATAAAGTTATTTGCAGGTAAAATACATTTGAACTTCAATTGAGTTTCTTCTACCATATCCTCAATCTTAATTTTGATATTATACTGCTTAATGATATGAATAGCGGAATCTAAAGAGATAAACTTTCTACTAGATTCTCTACCAGTTTCATCTTCAAATAAAGCAATTGCTGTAGTAACATCTTTAGAATTTTCATTAGCATACATATTCACGTTTGAATATGCAGTATTCATAACAGAACAGAATACTGATAATAAGATATACTTGATACCATTATCTTCAAATATTTTGGTTCTCAAAACATTTTCCTTACCAAGTATTTCAGGAGTTACCTTTTCATTGAAAGACAGAATGTTTTTCACATTGATTAGTTTTTCATCAGGAGTACTGTTCAATGTGTACCAGTATTTCTTTTTGTAAGGAGTAATTTGTCTTTGACCTTCAGAGAAACATCTTCTAGAAGATTTTCTTTTACCACAATCTTCTACTTCTTCAACTTCTGTTGGTTCTAAATGCTTTTCCAAGACTTCTACAGTATCAACTTTCTTTTCTTCTTTCTCTTCCTTCTTTTTATCTTTAATCTCAAAACTCCCTTTAATAGTTGCACTTTTCTTTTCTTTTTCTTGTTGGAATTCTTGTGCTCTTTGAGCTAAAGATTTTGTTTCTGGAGGAATAGGAATAACGTCTGTATAAACCTTTTCTTTTTCCTTTTCTGGCCTCATTGATTCTAATAGATCAATGAAGTAATTTACTTGACTGCGCAACTCAAGTAAGTTCTTAATAGTCTCCGCAGATGTTGCTTCTGGAATTAGAATGCCGTTTAAATTTACACCACCAAAATTAAGATTGATTTTTTCCATTTTTTCCATTTTTAAAACCTCTTTAAATAATTTGAAATAACTTGCTTTTGAAATGAATGTTGTTTTAGTTTATTATAAAAAATTATCACAACCTTTCTTAGAGTCATATTATACACTCACTTCTCATATTTATAGTATATAATTGAAAGCAATTTTTCAAAATAATTTTTTACACATTGAACTACAAATTATTAAATGATTTAATGTCATTTTTGCCCTCGAATTTAGAATAATCTAAGATACCACCAGTAAGGAATAGATCCTTACTGGGTATTTTAGACGTCATTATTATACAGTGGTAAAAGAAAAAGAGGTAGAAGAAAATGCAAATTACTTTTGATGATTATGCTAAAAATCCATCTGGAGGCCGTACTAGGATGGTTGGAGAGGCAGAGACTGCCAGACAACTCTATACGAAGAAATTTGATGAAATGATGCTTAGAGTAAATGGTAAGATAAACTATACTCTATATAAAAACACTAATGAAAAATACATTCTCTATATTATGATGCCGTCAGAAAAAGATGAGAATATATTCTATGATGTAGTAATAGAGTTTACTACGAATGATGACGTACAAAAAAGACTTAATAAAATTAGTGGATATGATATCAAAGTATTCTCTAATGATCCAAACTTCATGTTTACCTATGCTAATGCATTTAAACATAACGATCTTCTTATAAAAGAATTAGTTAAAAAGTTTGACCCTATCGTATTCAAACAACACCCTACAACTACAAACCCAAATAAGATAGTAGGATATGTAAAATCTATTTACTTTGCTTACCTCCTTTTTAAACTAAAAGGTTTAGAAAATAAAATTATGTGGATGAATGCTTATCCTTATAAACCGCAAAATCTTGCTAGTCAAATTATGAGTGGTAAGGAAAAGCTTATCCAAGTTCAAAACATCAAGAAACTTCAGTCTAGTACTAAGTATGGTAGCAACTATGTTTCAAAGGATGATTTCTCTGATACTGATAGTTTGCAGGGAAAAGGAAAAGCTTATGCTAATAAAGTTAAGACAGTCAAGACTGTTCAGCATGTAAATAAAAGCGTTTCTAAACGTAGTGGGAATTATGTAAAGAAAGTTAGTAGACACTACTAATCATAGTTTTGTCTGTATACTATAAATATGAGGCGTGGAAAACCTCAAGAATTCACATAAGTCTTTAACAATAGTAAGGAGAAGGAGTAAAGAATGGATTACTACAAAGATAATCAAGTTGATATCGAGGATGAGTTAACGTATAATAACCAAGCATATTATATGCCTCGACTTGTACTTGATAGAAGTAAGTATGCTAAAGGGGAAAAGATTCCAGTAGTATCTATTATTAACCACAATATCACAAAAGATGGTGATAAGGTTGCTAAACATGATACTGTTAAGACTATGATGGCCGCTAGTCAGCAAGGTAATCCTTATATGGAACAAAAACCACATATTGATGATTGGAGACCACAAACTCCAGAGGATGCCGTATTTACACATACTAGAGGTATGATTATAGCTCCTATTCATAAACTCTTTGGGATGAGTGATGATTGCGAAGCTAATATGATGATTGATTATTTTTCCATTAAAGCAAAACGCTGCTATAATAGTGATTCAAAAGTAAAAGAAGATGGAACTATTGCAATTGGGTTTAGAGATCATTGTACAAATTACCTAAACTACTTTGAGAAGTATTATGATAAAGAGCATAGACTAGTAGCATTATATGCAAAGATCAAATATATGATCGATGTAAATACTGATGACTATAGCCTTGATATGTTCTTGAATGACTTATGGAAATACTTTATCAATCCTAATGGCTCTTCTATGGCTGCTTATTTGAATTATCATTTGGATCAAATGAATATGGAACAATATTCCATTGATGATTTAGAAGCATATAAGAATGCTAAATCTCCAGTATTAGAATATTCTGACTTCCATGCAAAAATCATGCTTAAGATTTCTGTTATGCAAAATATGATGATTCCTCTTCTAACTCATTTTATTGAAAAGAAGAAGATAGATCCTCAAGATATTAAAACAGTATTGCTTAAAGCATTCGACTTATTATTCCAAGCAGCTTCTAAAACATATGGGGTTAACTTGTCTTCTAAGTTATATGAAACCGCATCAAGTAATGTAACTAAGAATACATTAAACAATGGTGTATTATGGGAAATGCAAACTATCCGTGGTAGAAATACTACTACTCATTCTATTGAGACAGTAGAAAATATTATCATGCAGATTATTCCTAAATATACCTATAATAAGAATATCATTCACTTCAACTATAATGCCATCAATAGAGATATCAGATTTAAGGTTACAGATGTACCTTATGAATATGGCTTTGTAATGTTATCATCTTCAAATAGAGATGATGATAATAACTCAGAATGTGATAAATTCGAAGCACATGCTGCTAAGATCAATGAAGCTATTCTTATTCAAACTCAAGTAAACTGCGAAACTACTATGCAACGTATTGAGTTGAAATATGGACCATTTGATGAAGAAGAAATCAAATTCTATTACAATCAACTTTGTGATGAAGATGGCAAACTAATAGTAAACTCTTTACAAAAGACTCTCGTAACTTATCTCTTTGCTAAAGAGTTTGATGACCCTCAATCTATTAAGATTATGAATGTAAGACAATATATCATTCTAATAATTGCAGCTAGAAGATTGTTAGAATCTTACAAGCTATGCCAATTGCCTTATATGGTTGGTGGTAAAGTAGTTCGTGTTGTTACTAGAAAAAATATCAACAAGAAAGAACTGCAAAAGATTGAAGCGTCTAAATACTTCCCAATGATTCATGAGAAGTACAATAATCCTAAGATCGAGCATGATGTAATCTTAATGCTTATTGCTCAAATCTTATCATCTGAATTCCAAACTATAGACTATCATAATCCAGAAAACAATGGCAGACCAATCAATGTAATTCCAGATATCGTATCAGAAGAAGTATGTAGATTCGTAATGCTAATCTGATTCATATACTTTAATAATGAAAGAAGGTGAACAGCAATGGAGAATAAAGATCTAATCAATACCCAATTATCAGACAAACTAAGGGAACAGCTTCATTTGCTGTTCCCTGATTCTAAAGATGCATCGGCTAAAAGAGAAGTAACGATAAACTGTCCATTATGTAACAGAGAAGGTATGACCGATACAGGCCATCATATGTATATCTCTCTAGGACTTGATGGAAAACCTCCTATGTTTAATTGTTTTAGAAATATTAATCATAGAGGTATTTTAACAAAAGAGGTCCTAGAAGACTTTAGTGGACGTGGCGACATCATAGACTCAGAATTATTATCTGAGATCGAATCTAACAATAAGAGAGTGTCTAATTTAAGCAGGTATCGTTTAAATAGACAAGGTAAATTGAATTTACAAGTGCCAATTCCACAAGATAATAAAATTTCAGCATATAAATTGAGTTATCTTAATAAAAGACTTGGATTAAATCTTACTTATGAAGATTTGGCATCTTGTAAAATAATCTTAAGCTTATATGAATTCTTAAATTATAATAAGTTCAATAAAATAACAAGATCAAAACAAATTGCAGATACTATCAACAACGTATTCATAGGATTTTTAAATAATAACAACTCTGCTATTATATTTAGAAATCTTATGAATGACGAAGCTAGAAAGAAAGTTCATAAATCTCTAGATAGTAGATATATAAAATATACTATCTCAGATGGAGAAGGAAGTGGGTATTATATTATTCCATCAGTTTGTAATATTTATGATCATATAGATATTCATATAGCAGAAGGCACGTTCGATATCTTATCTGTATTCTATAACTTAAGAGGTGCTAATAGAACTAATAATATCTATGCAGCTATAGGTGGTAATACATACATAAGTCTTATTAAGTATTTCGTTACCACACAAAGTCTTATAGACGTAACCTTTCATATCTATATAGATAATGATATAGAGGATTATGTTTTAAAAGGTATTAAATATAAGATGATCAGAATCGGTATACCAGTCTATGTTCATGTGAATATGATGGAAGGTGAAAAAGATTTTGGTGTATCAAAAGATAAGATAAGTGAATATGTGTATAAGCTATGCTAGAATTAAGGAGGAATAGAATTGAAAGAGTTTGAAATCTATATTAGAAATCATGATTTCTCTAGTGTGACATACAACTATGAATCCACTATGAAATTTAGTGACCTAAAAGAAGTTCCTGAAGATGTAAGATTTCCATTCTTAGCTCGTAGAAGAGAAAGTGCAAGAAGAGATATCAGATTATTACATTATAATCGCCATGTGTTTAAAAAGTATAAATATAAATACTTCATTGGAGTTTTAGCCATTCCATTCAGTTATGAAAGAACTAATTATATCTTCTTCAATGTAACTACTCTAGATGCTAAACCTAAAGAAATTATGATCTTCAATACTTATAATCTTGATTTAGCAACTGAGCTGTATTTCAATAAATTGAAATATGCCTATGAAACTTTAACAATTGCCAAGCCAGATCCTGAAAATACGAATATCATTCATTTTCCTAAATTAGAAAAAGATGTAGCTAAAGAAAAAGAACCTTTACAATATATCTTTGAAAATTATGGAGATAGAGTCGATTTCGATTCTTTAGAATTGCCTAATTGGAAAGATGAACCAAATTATCATAACTGGAGACTTGCAGCTCATAGAGATGGATTTGTTAGATCATCTTTCATATTAAATCTAATGGCTGATATCTTTATTCAATTAGGAATTGATCCAGCCCGTCGAATCAAAAAGGAAGTAATCAAATTGAATAATAGATGCAGAAAGGATTATATTCCTGAAGAAAAACAAGAACCTGTATCTACTCCAATTAATAACATTCCAGACTTTGATCCTAATAAGGATTATTCCAATCCTATCACTAATAAACTAAAAGGAGTTAATCATCCTGGATTCAAAGTATATAACTAAGACTCAGTGACATTTGGATAAGACTTTAGACAATAAGAGCGGGATAAGGTCTAAGACCTTATCCCAAACTGTTATGAGTATATTACGTCTAGAAAGAGAGTAGTATAGAGAGTATATGTAACTATTATTAAAAGCAGTCGTATTAGTAGTGTTATATTTTATTTACAAGAAAGGAAAGCTGTAAATAATTTTTAAAACAAGATAAGTATTTTCTCATGCCGTTAGTATAGTTATAGAAAATAAATAAAAAGAGTTTTTGTTTATAATTTTTAAGAGGTTAACCAAACAATTTCAAGCCAGAAAAATTGTGTAGGTTAGCAGGCTAAACAAAGTGTAGAAAATATATTTTATTACATATACACACTCTATACTATATATTTGTTTACCCTATCATTATTTTTTATGACTATCTAGACTAATTTCTAATAATTGCAAAAGAAAGATATTACTGATTTAAAGAATAGATATTTCTTTAAAAGATATGGAGGTAAAATCCTATGCGTACTTTTAAAAGTGATGCAGAGAAAAAGCATAATATAGCTCGCTTAACTTCTGCTGCTTTATTTAGTATAACTGGTAAAGCCAAAAATCTAATTGAAGAGAACTCTAAAGAAAAAGGAATAACTTCTTGGGTAGATAAAAAGACGAAACTATATAAGTTATATGATCAGTATACTAAGAATTGTGGTATACTTCTAGATGAAAACAAATCTATTGATGAATTGAGAGAAGATTCTAAATTGGTAATCTCATCATATATTGAAAATATTAGTGAAATGATATAATATATAGACGGAATCCTATTATGGGATTCCGTTATTTTTTTTTGTTTAAATGCCTATCAGTTCACATCAATATAATCTTATAATTACTTAATGGAGGTGAAACCTAATATGGGAAGTTTTACTAATACGAATTATAGAAAAACTACCGAAAGCTTGGTAACAGGTTTACAGAATCGTTTAGCAAATAACCCCTATTATTTATTTACCGATAAGAAACCAACTACAGTAACTTATTGGAATATAAATGATAAGCAATCAACCCTAGATCAAGGTGATAAAGAAGTATATCATCAACTAGGTGAAAATACTCCTCTAAGATATAATAAAATTAAGAACTTCCAAATTTATGGTGTTGAAAGAATGATGATAGATCTTCAAAGAGGAGAATTTGGTCCTGAATCTCCTATTGAAGGTGAAGCTATTATCTTACCTAATACAATCATACCATGCGTTGATGATTATTTTATGATCACTTATCTTAGAGATAATACTCTTTTATTTAGGGTAAACTCTTGCTCTCCAGATACATTAGAATCTGGTGCTAACTTCTATAAGATTAAATATAACCTAGAAACTTCTAGCGAAAGATCTTATGGATTCCTAAATGGCAAATTACTAGTAAATGAGTTTGAGTATATGCCTGGGAATGTTGGTACCAACCTATCTCCAGTATTGTTATCTAGTGATGCTCAATTATTAGATAGAGTTAGAGATGCATATACTATGCTCAAATCTTTCTATATTAATCTATTCTATAAAGGCAATATTCAAACCTTTATATATAGCTATTTAGGAATGTTTATCTATGATCCTTATTTGATAGAGTTCTTAATCAGAAATGGTATCTTCTCTGAAAGTGATGATTACTATTTATACATCTCCCAAGCAGTTCATAAACCAGATACATTTGCTATCGAATACTCTAGAACTCTATTTAGAGATATAGAAAATGTAGACCATAAACTTCATTTGAATAGCTGCTATCCAGTACCTGTTCATGATCCTAATAGTTTATTAGTAGATCGTATGGAAGAATATTGGGAATTATCTATTAACCTTAGAAATAAATTTAATGCAGATCCTATCAACTGGATTGATATGGATCTATTTGATAGAATTGTTAATAATAGACCTTATACAGAAGATAAGAAAGACTTCTATAAGAATATTATTATCAATTATATGAATAAGACTGCAGACCCATTCAATTTAAATATTGAAGATCTAGAAAGTCTAGAATCTAAAGATTACTACTTTACAAAAGATCTATATTATGAAATTCCTATGATCTTATTCATGCTTAGATCTTATATAAATGGATTGCAATCCAATAGTAATGTAAATCCTACTAATAGTACTGAGTACCAAAAATACTTAGATGACAATACTTGTGGTGGGAAAACATATATGGAAGGCAAATAATTGATAATTCCTACATTAGTAGTAATGGATTAAAGAAGAATATTATAGGAGGATACTAATGTCTAGACCTGTAGATGAAATCATTGTAGAAGATATGAAAAAAGATCTTTTAGAAAATATGATGATTGGTGATAATGATATTGATGGCTCTACCATTGATTTTATGTGTGGTTGGGATGAAGAAGCCCAAGAATATGATGAAGATCAAAATATGATCTTCCCACAACCTATTACTAATTTTGATGAATAATTAATAAGCGAGGTATTGAAATGGCTTTAGAAAACCTAAACGTAGATGCTATGGTAGAAGGTAAATTCGATGAAGACTTGCATGAAGATGCTGTTATGTCTGTAATCGATGCTATCATTGATGAAGAAGTAGAAGCTGAAGAAGAAATTCTTAAAGGTGACTATGCTGGTGATACAATCTTGGTCGATATCGTAGATGATAAAAAATCTGATACAGATGATTCTGAAGAAGTTGACGATCATGAAGATGAAGAAGACGATGACGACGAAGATGATGACTTCGATGAAGAAGAAGACGAAGATGATGATGAGGACGACGATGACGAAGACGATGAGGATTCTGATGACGACGACTCTGATGATAAAGATAAAAAAGATGATGACGATGATGAGGACGAAGACGACGATGAAGATGA